AGCAATAAGCTTCATTGTTTTACCTTTAATTGTTTAATAAACTCAGTTGCAAACTTGGTCGCCTGTTGTTCGTTTGGGTAAACGTCTAACAAGTCACCCTCAATATTGACAGCTACACCAGCTTTGACCTTTTGGAATTCAACTTTCATTCCGTCGATCTTTTTTATAGTTGGTTTTGTCTGTCTTACAGCCGCAAAAGTTTTCATTAATTTCTCATTTAGATTTATTTATAAAAGTTTTAATTTAGAGGAAATATTATTCCTCTTCATCTTCTTCTTCTTCGTCGTCAACAATCTCTTCAATTTCTTCATCAGAAACATCTTCTAAATCATCTTCGGCGTCATTAAAAACTACACCAGCTACTCTAACCTTCTCTTGGTCAAGAGCGTCAGTAAGTTTCTGCTGCATAAGTTCACTGAACATTGGACCCGCCTTTGCAAAGTCTTGGTCCACAACAGTGTTGATTAAATCTTCGATATTGCTCATAATTAAGCTCCTTGAGGGGGTTGTCTTTGTGGAAGCTGAGGCGCGTTGGGCTGACCTGGTTGAATAATGCTATCATATTCACCCTGACGACCTTCAACATCCATTTGCTGTTTCATTTGTTTAATATTATCGTCATCCATATGTAGGACGTTCTTCATTACCCATTCGCGTGAGAAGTATGTACCAACATATTGCTGGATCTCATCCATTAACTGTAGACGACCCATTAGTAGTTCATTATTCTTTAGCTCTGTGAAATGGTTGTCGCGTGCATAGTCGACAACAATATCATTCTTCCATTCGTTCCAATCTTCTTCTGTAATAATCTGCTTTAGGATCAGTTGCTTTTTAAGAATGTTGTAGAATAGATGGTTAAACTTAGAGCGAAGTCTGTCAATAAACTTCTGGAAGGATAATTCATCTCTTGATATTTCTGTAGAACGGCCTAAAGAAAACTGAGCCTCTTGCTCAAGTCTATTGATAGGAACGTTAAGAGATCTATAAAGTCTCTTTTGGAAGTAGATGATGTCTTCGATCTGACCTAGGTTATCACCACCTGGAAGTGTTGTGATCTCTGTGCCTCGGCCACCTTCACGACGAGGTAGCCAGAAGTCTTCAAGCATTGACATGTGCTTGCGGTCATCACGAATAGCACCTGTCTGAGCATCGTACACAAGCTTGTTACGATACTTTGACATGATTCCTTTCATGTACTCCTCAGCCTTACCCTTTGGAAGGTTGCCAACATCGATGTAGAAGATGCGGCGTTCAGGAGCACGAGCAAGACGATAGATGACCAGTGAGTCTTCCATCATACGAAGCTGGTTGATTGGCTTTAGAGCCTTTTGTAGGTATGAGACAACCTTTTGACGATTCTCATCTAGCAATCCAGATGTGACGTAGCTAACAGAGTCAGCACTTAGTTTAACACCAGTGTTGGTCTGTCCAGGCTTATCTTGGAAGATGTAGAACTCGTCTACTTTCTCGATAATAGATGCACCAGTCTGCTGATCTTTTTTCTTCTGGATCTGTTTAACTTTACGAACCTTAGCAGCATCAATTGGACGGATCTCTTGAATACCTGCCTTGAGGTTCTTCTCATCTACAACTAGGTGGTGATACATTCTTCCATCAATGTACCAACGTTTGAACATATCGTGACCCATTTCCTGAAAGTTGATCATGGAAACGATCTTATCAAACTCTTCTGTAATAGCTTTTTTAATGTTGTCTGCTGCCTCAACCTTATCGAGAACAAGTCTAACAGACTGTTCGTTCTCGTTAGATACGATAGCTTCGTTAACAATATTTTCAACCGCCGCATCAACTTCTGGGTGGGTTGAGACTGCTCTATACTGTTTAATTAATTGGTGGTCATCTTTAACGTTTGTGTCACCATTAATATCAACATATGTCCCGTAGTGAGCTGCAGATGCTGTAACATAGCCAGCACCATCCTCATCTACTGGAGGAACAATTGATGGTAGTAATGGCTTTTCAGTACGCGTTGCACGTTTAATCTGAAAACCAAAAATATTTAAACCTTCATCAGCCATATTAATTCCTAACTAGTGGGGGAAGGGCCGAAGCCCTTCCCAGGTATTTAGATTAGCTAGTTGTATTGGATGTCCAGTACTGATACTGGAACTCAACTGTGAATCTTTCAATTTCATTTTCTGTAGCATATGAAAGATCGATTGGTGAAACCGCTGTTGGGAAAGCACCCTTGAAGCTGTATGTTTTCAACACTGCTCCATTCTTATCAATCTGCTCAACTGTGAGATCAGCCTGATAAGCTGTTGGGTTGACAAGACCAGTGTTTAGCTGGTGATTGTTCATACCATTCATCCAACGTTCCATTGAGTTACGAATCTTGAAGTCAGTATCGTTAATGATAGTAACTGTCCAAGATTCAAACGTACGATCGCCTGCAATCTTTAGACGACGACCTCTGAATGGAACTTCGATGGTTGCCAGGCTTGAACCTGGCAACTGAGCTGCTTCACAGAGGAAGGATGTTAATTCAACATCTCCACCTGCATATGCTGGGAAGTTGATGATCGCTTTGAACAAGTTTGCTCTAGCGCCGCCACCTCTTAATTTTGACTTGAAGTCATCGACTCCTAAAATAGCCATTGTGTATCTCCTCTGACGCTATTAAACTGTGCCAACAACTTCTTCGAAGTCTACACCGGTTCTAACAGCTACGAAGTTTAGTGTTACGTAGTTGATTGAACGGGCAGGCTTGATGAAGATTGTTGCAATAAACTCATTGCGATCAATTACAGCAGGAGTGTTGTTTGTTTCATCACATACAACACGGAAGTCTGTAATACCACGACGACCTTGAATCTCACGCAAGAATGGCTCAACAATGTTGACAAATTCTGCGCGTGTGAACTCATCGTTGAATTCGAACAGAACATTTCTTGCTGCAAGAGCAATTGCACGTTCGATTGTCAAGAACAATCTACGTACGTTGATTCTGTCGAAAGCAGATGGACGAAGTAGGTTTGTTTTATCACCAAATAGAAGCACACCTTGACCAGGAATGTTTGCAATTGGGTTAACCGCTGCTTTATATAGAGTGTCTCTTTGAGCTTTTGTTGGGGTGTAAGCTAGGCTTGTAATACCTAGATAAGCACCACGACGTGAACCAGCTGGAGAGAACCATGGAGCAGCGTTGAGGTCTGTAGCAGCCATCAAACCAGCAGTTGAAGAAGCTGCAGGAATGAAACGATACTTATCGTTGTACTTATCGTAAACCTTCAAGTAGTTGTTATCGGCCACTAGATAAGAGCTGTTTGAGTATGCAAAAGATGTAGTGACAGTATCATTAACGATACTTGACGCTGCATTGCCAACAACTGCTGCTCTGTTTGGAGAAGTTACAACAACACAATCTTTACGGGCTGTTGCAATTGACACAAGATCATTTACTACAGTTACGTGATCAGCTTGGCTTGTTAATCCTGGTGCAATTAAGAAATCGACAGTAATTGTGTCTTTATCTTCCAGCTGATCATTACCAATGAGATAATTACCAGTTGTAAGAGCACCACCGTTATTACCACTATCCATAGAGAATGTTAGAACATCGTCTAGGTTAGCATTCCAGAAGTTTTCATTTGTGTTGATATCTGTACCTGCAGCGGAATCAAAGATTGATCCTGCAGGACCAAAACCAGCCATCCAGATATATTCTGATCTGGTGTTAATAACGTCTTTAATAAAGTTTGTAGTACCATCTGCAAGCTTAGCATTTGATGCTAAGGAAACATATGGGAATGTTTCAAGAACGGTGCCCTTTGTCCCAGAGAACAGACCGTCCTCATCAATAACAACGAGGTGGATTTCGTCGTTAGTGCCACCCTGAGCAAAAGCAAAGTCGGAGGTGCTTGGAGAACCATCAAATGATGACCTGTATGTCCAGTTAGTGAACGCTGAATCCGTTAGCACAAATGTGCCGCTAGAGTCACGACCAGAAGGTGGGCAAATAGAAATTTTTAAGCTGTTACCTAGAGCACCAGGATACTTAGCAATAAACACTTGATTATCACTATCTAGGCTAGCTAGTTGTGTATCAAAGTTTTCGCTGTTCTTTACAAGTGGAGCATCTGCTGCAGCTACGTATGGGTAACGAGCGTTAACAGCCCCGCCAGCATCTTGACTATCTGTGTCAACAACGCGGACAACCTGGAGGCTGTTTGAATATCTTAAGAAGTATGAGGCTGACAAGAAGTCAACCGCGTTTGAGTCTGATGGAGTACCAAATCTTGCAGCAAGGGTGCCTTCGTTATCAACTAAGGTTGCTGTTTCTACGGGACCCCAACGAAAATTACCAACGATTGCGCCTGTTGTTGATTGGACGTTTGGAACAACGCCAGTTAAATCAATTTCTTTGACTACGATCGCTGGAGACTCTGAAGGAGAAAATAATGCCATGGGTGTTTCCTTTTCCAGTGTTCCAATTATAAGTTAACCATTATACGGTGTTTTCAATTATCTTTATTTATAAGATTAGTAATTTGGTAAATCATTGCGCCAATCTTTGTCAACTGACCATCCACTTCTTGGATCGACAATTGGTTCTGGCGCTTGATCTAATCCATCTTCCATGAACCCAAATGGAACAACATCGTCTTCAATCTCTTTCATTCTCTGCTCAAACATAACCTGTTTTAGATTGATATCTGTCACGTTACTAAATGTATTTGTAACAGCAAAGAATCCAAACATAACCAAGTTCATCATCAAGTCATCATGGTTACCTTCTGATGCCTCAAAGCTTTGACCATGAGCAATAAACGTGGACATCTCGAGAATTGTTTGTGCATCTCGTATTGCTAGCTTTTTGTTCTCGATGATATCTTTGATTGCAGAGCAACCAATTCTCTTAACCTTCTTATTCATTTCAACACCGAGTCTAGTCTTGATAGCAGACTCCATGTGAATGTTTTCATACTCAAGATCATTATGAAGCCCGTTGGTTACCAATGACCCTTGATCGTTAGCTTCAATGATCACATAGGCTTCGTTGTAAACGTTAGCGTACTTATAAATAATGTCTGGGAAGAGGAGAGGTGATATATTGTTGTTGCGATAAACAGCAACCTGTTTAAAAGGTCTTGTGCTAATATCGATCACGTTAAAAGTAGAGTAGTCCTGTCCTCTTCCTTTTGATACGTCAACTGTGAT